GATAGTTTTAGTGATTATTTCGCAGAATTTGGCCGTTCCATTCTTAAAATGATTACCGACATGATCGCACAGCTGATGATATTTTGGGCTATGAAAAGATTGTTAGGTGGCACTAGCTTTTGGACGGAGTTATTTCCGGGATCCAAGCACGAAGGTGGTGTCATTATGCATATCGGCGGCTTAATAAAAAAGGCACATTCTGGATTAATGCCCGGAGAAGTGCCAATCGTAGCGCAGGAATACGAAGGAGTGCTAAGCCGTAACGGTATGGCTACCTTAGGGGCCGAAAATCTCAACAAATTGAATGCCGGTTCTGGTATGGGTGGACAAACCATTAATTTAATACAAAATGTGCGGGCTTGGAGTCCGTCTGACTTCGTTTCTCAAAAGAAAATGATCGCGGGAATGATGATAGACGAACTTGAGCGCAACGGCTTGTTCCGTGGCGCAGTAAAGAAATGGACCTAAACTATGTCAGATTTTACTTGGACGCCTGATTACGTTCTTACTCCGGGATCACAGTTTAAAACCGAAGTGAGTGAAGCTGAAAATGGCACCAAACAGTACCGTTCTTTGTGGCCGTCCGGACAGGGGTTTTGGCGGCTAATTTTTAAAGAACGTACTCTAGCAGTAGCACAGGCAGTTAAAGCATTTTTTGATTTGAAATTGGGTAGAGCAACTGCTTTTACTTGGACCTGTCCGTTGGATAGTGTTGAATATACCGTACGATTTAGGCAGGATAACTTTCAATTTGATTCGGTCGAATATGATAAAGCCGAATTTCAAATCGAATTTGAGGAAGATATCTAATGCCACATTCAGTACCCGCAGAATATTTGCAAACTAAAAATGCCAAAGTAAATAAACCCATTCGGCTTTACACGCTACATAATTATGATGGATCTGGTACTAATTTATGTTTAGCCGAATATAAAACTAACATAGTTTTTGACGGCGTTACTTATGCTAAGTTTCCAATTACAATTGGACCAATTACGGAAAATGCTAGAGGAGAAGTAGATGCAACGCGAGTCTTGGTATCAAATGTTTCTAGAGAAATACAGTATTATTTGGAAAATTATGAATTGCGTGGTAAAAAGCTTAGCATCTACCAAGTGTGGGCCGATCAGTTAGCAGACACCGACAATTACAAGATGCACGCCTATTATATCGACAGAATAGAATCGTCTGCCAAAGTAGTAGCCTTTGACTGTTTAAGCTTGTGGGATATTAACGACGCGCAAGTACCGGCATGTTTATATTTGCGCGGAAATTGCGAGTGGATAAAAACCGGTGGATATAAAGGAACACAATGCGGGTCAGTTTCTGCAGAAGCGTCCTGTGACGGCACCATGGCCAACTGTCGGGCTAGAAATAACATTAGTAGATATGGTGGATTTCCAAGTATTCCTTCTCAACGAACGGTGGCTTATTAATGATAACTGAGCAATACCTAATTGATAAATATCTTGGTATACCGTATAAGAAAAACGGGCGAAATTTGGCTGAAGGTATTGACTGCCAGTTCCTCGTTATCAGTGTTTATCGCGATTTGGGGTATGAATTGCTGGACTTGGAATCATCCAATTGGCTTGGCCACGAACTGCATAAGGTAGTAGTTAATTATTATAAAGGTTGGGAACCGGTTGCAAAGCCGCAATTATTCGATGTAGCCATTTTTTCCGATCACCGCAATCGTTATCATGGTGGGGTAACTTTATCTAATAATAAAGTATTGCATACTTGCAGCCAAGGTACTATCGTCACTAAATGGACTACCGGGTGTTGGCAGCAAAAACTGCAAGGTTTTTTCCATTTAAAGGCACGTAATGATACAGCTTAAATTCATACCTAACATTATCTCGTCGGAAGGGCGCATATATACAGAAACCAATCACGTGCCCGGCCGCACCATTCGTCAGTATCTAGACGAAGCCAAATTCGACTATACAGATCGACGAGTTGTAGCATCTTGTTTTCAAGATAAAGTTACCAATCTAGACGTGCCGGTGGGTGATGGGGTTGAAATCATCGTTACTCAGCAAGCCCGCGGTGGAATCGGTGAATTTCTGTGGTGGGCCGGAACTCAACTTTGGGCCTTGGCGGTAGCACACCCTTTCATTGTTACAGGATTGGCATTGACAGTTGGGTTTGGCGTGTATTCAGCTATGACGCAACGCCGGGCCGGAATGTCGTTTGGTAAATATGGTGAAAGCGTAGATAATTCGCCAACATATAACTGGAACGGCATGGAAACGACGCACCAAGCCGGGCTGCCGGTTCAGATTATTTACGGGGAGCACGCCGTACCTTGTAATAAGATCAATGAATATATTTCTACCGACGGAGAAAAGAATTACTTAAACACCTTGTTGTGTATCGGTGAAGGTGAAATCGATAGTGTCGTAGCAGCCTATATCAATGACAATTTGTATTCCAACTTTTCCGGAGTAACGGTAGAGTATAAATACGGGACCAATGATCAAACTTCAATACCCAATTTCGAAGATCTGCACGACGTCAATACTGTCAGCGCCAATTTGTTAAAAGATTCAGCTTATACGTACACCACCGTTTTAACCAACGTTGAAGCATTTGAGATTCAACTGTATTTTCCTATGGGATTGAATTATCAAGATACTGCAACCGGCAGCATTAATGCGTGGAGTGTGTCGTATCGGCTAGAATATCGAGTGGTTGGTGCGCCGACGTGGACTGATTTGGGAGTTACCACCATTAGCGCAAAATCGCGTACGGCCCTTACACGTATGCATAAAGTCACCGGTTTAACGGCTGAGCAGTATGAAATTAAAGTAACACGAACCTCTGCCGATTCCGATTATTACCATATGGGTGATTTAACTCTTTATGCTGTGGACGAAATTAGAACAGACGACTTATCTTACCCTAATCGGGCCTTGGCTGGGTTTAAATTGCTAGCCACCGATCAACTTTCCGGCAATTTTCCAAACTATAAATTAATAGTAAAGGGAATCAAGGTTAGCCTACCTAAAATTTTAACTGCAGAAGGTGGCGATGAAG